CTAACAGATTTGCTAAAGTTGTTGGGGTTCCAGCGCATTTTGATACACCTATAAAAAAAGGTGATTTAGTTGTTGTACACCATAATGTTTTTAGAAGATGGAAAGACATGCGTGGTAAAGAAAAAGACAGCAAGTCATATTATAAAGATGATATGTGGTTTGTACAAAATGATCAAATATTTTTATATAAAAGATATTGTTGTTGGGAAGCAAATGACGGTTATTGTTTTGTAAAACCAATAAAAGCAAGAGATCCATTAAGTATAGAAAAAACAGAACCATTAGTAGGTATATTAAAATACGAAGATGTTTTATTAACTCAAGCTGGTTTAAAATCCGGTGATTTAGTAGGTTTTAAACCTAACACTGAATATGAGTTTATTATAGATGGTGAATTATATTATAGAATATTTAGCAACTCAATTACAATTAAATATGAATATCAAGGAAACGAAGAAGAATATAATCCAAGCTGGGCAAAAAGCAGTTGATGAATTAATTAAAGTAGCTAAAGAACCTATTGTAGATTCAGACGACGATATAAGTGCTGATCGTTTAAAAAACGCGGCAGCTACAAAAAAGCTAGCTATATTTGATGCTTTTGAAATATTAAGCAGAATACAAGAAGAAGAAGCTATATTAAATGAGCAACCTATAACAAAAAAAGAAAGTACTTTTAAAGGTTTTGCTGAAAGAAGATCTAAGTAATGGCTTACGAACAGAGTTTATATAAGGTTGTAGAACCTATAAAAATAAATACTATTAAAAGGCTTAACAAGAAAAAAGCCTGGAAATATGGTTATAACAAAGAACACGATATTGTTGTTATAAGTAAAACTGGTACAATAGGTAAAATATATGAAATACAAAATTTTCAAATAGCTTTACCACCAGAACCTAAAAATATATATAAGTTTGATAATGACAAATGGGAGGTAACTGAACAACCCAAAGCTTTAACAAGGATAAAAACAATATTTGATTGGAAAGAATATCCTAATGATTTTAAAAACAAATATATAGATTATATAGACGAAGAGTTTAAACGTAGAGAAGAAGGTTTTTGGTTTTATAACAAAGGTATACCAACATATATAACAGGTACTCATTACATGTATTTACAATGGAGTAAAATAGATGTAGGTAATCCTGATTTTAGAGAAGCAAACAGATTATTCTATATATTTTGGGAAGCTTGTAAAGCTGATACCAGATGTTATGGTATGTGTTATTTAAAAAATAGACGATCTGGTTTTTCGTTTATGGCGTCTGGTGAAACAGTAAATTTAGCCACAATATCTAGTGATGCTAGATACGGTATACTTTCTAAAACAGGTCCTGATGCTAAAAAAATGTTTACTGACAAGGTTGTACCAATATCAGTAAATTATCCTTTCTTTTTTAAACCGATTCAAGATGGTATGGATCGACCTAAAACAGAATTAGCATATAGAGTACCAGCTAGTAAGTTAACAAGAAGAAAAATAGAATTAGGAAGTAATGATAGTGAGTTACAAGGTCTTGATACAACTATTGATTGGAAAAATACAGGAGATAACAGTTATGATGGTGAAAAATTAAAACTACTTGTACATGATGAAAGTGGTAAGTGGGAAAAACCAAATAACATATTAAATAACTGGAGAGTAACAAAAACAACATTAAGATTAGGTAGTAGAATAATTGGTAAATGTATGATGGGTTCTACATCTAACGCTTTAGATAAAGGTGGTAATGAATTTAAAAAACTATACAA